GGAGTTAGGTTTAAGGTAGTACCGAAGCTACCAGTAGAAGAAGGTATTCATGCAGTAACAATGTTATTGAATAGATGTTGGTTCGATACAGATCATTGCAAAAAGTTAATAGATGCGTTAAGACATTACCACAGGAAGTATGTAGATAAGTCAAGAATGTTTAGATCTAAACCTGTCCACGACTGGAGCAGTCATGCGTGTGATGCGATGAGGTATCTAGCTGTTGGTTTACAAGAAATTAATAGTAGACAAAATGCTCCACAAAGTGTAGCAGATAATAACTATAGGATTATATAATTATGGGTTCAATTTTTAAACCAAAAATGCCAGCGTTGCCACCACCTCCAGCTCCTGTTGAGCCACCAGAGCCAGAACTTTCTGCAGAGGAACAAGCTGCAATTGAAAGAAGAAGAAGAGGTAGAAAGTCTACAATACTTACTGGACCACTAGGAATACAAGAAGATAAGGAAGAAAAACTAAAAACTTTATTAGGAGATTAATATGTTAGATAAAATTAAAAAAGCTATCAAGAAAATGACACCTGCTAAAAAAAAAGCAGAACCTAAATTTAATAACATGAATGATTTACAAAATGCAGTAGCAGTAAATAGAGAAACAAAATCTGAAACTAAATCTGATACTAAATCATCTTTAACTTTCGGAAAATAAATGGCAGGAAGAGACTATTCATCAATAGCTGCATCGTCTGGTAAAAGAGAAAGTTACACTACATCTCATGCTTTTTCTTCTGGTAATAGTGGAGCAAAAAAAACATCAACATCATTTAATGGTGGGGGTGGAACTAATGATAGAGAAAAATATAGAACTACAACTTATACAACAACAAAAGTTTCTGTTGGAACAAAAAGAAGAAATGAACTAGCATTAAAAGTAGCTAAAGAAAAAAAAGACGCAGAAGCATTTAAAGATTATTCATATCAACCACCTACAGGTTTAGCAAGATTTTCACCTCTTGCTCAAGGTTTACATATTACAGGTTTAGGTAAAAAAGGATTTGAATTAAATAAATCTTATTATGAAAGAAATGTTATTGGAAAAGCAAAACCAGGTGGTGGATTTTATGGTGCATCTATAGATGATTATAAAGGTTATATGCAAGGAAGAGGATCTGGTACAGTTGATGCAATGGGAAGAACAATTAATAATCGTGATGAAGGTGGTGGTCAATTAGTTCAAAAAAATATTGGTGGAAGAACTTTACTTACAACAACACCAACTACTGCAGAAGTTTCTCAAAGCAAAGCAGCACAAGTAGAAGATAGTGTTGAATTAAAAAAAAAAAGAATTAAAGCAAAAGGAAGATCACCAACAATTATGACAGGAGTTACTGGTGCAACTGGTGGCTTGACTTTAGGTAAACCAAGTTTATTAGGAATGTAATATGGCACAATCAGAAAAAGCAAAAATTTTATTATCAAGATTTGACAGACTAAAAACTCAAAGACAAAATTGGGAAAGTCATTGGCAAGAAGTTGCAGACTATATGCAACCAAGAAAAGCAGACGTTACCAAAACAAGATCTAAAGGTGATAAAAGAACTGAACTTATTTTTGATAGTTCACCATTACAATCAGTAGAATTATTATCAGCATCACTACATGGTATGTTGACTAACCCATCTACACCTTGGTTCTCTTTAAAATTTAAGAACGAAGGAATGGAAGGAGAGGATGAAGCTAAAGCCTGGTTAGAATCTGCTACTGAAGTTATGTACTCTGCATTCAATCAATCAAACTTTCAACAAGAAATTTTTGAACTGTATCATGATCTAATTACATTTGGTACGGCAGCAATGTTTATCGAAGAAGATGATGAAGATAATATAAAATTTTCTACAAGACATATTAATGAAATGTATATTTCAGAAAATGACAAAGGTAGAATTGATACAGTATTTAGAAAGTTTAGAATATCTGCAAGAGCTGCAATACAAAAATTTGGTAGCGTATCAACTAACATTGCAGTTATAGCAAAGAAAGATCCTTACGAAGAAGTATCAATACTTCACGCAGTTTATCCTAGAGCAGACTTTGATCCTAAGAAACAAGACAAAGAAAACATGAAGTTTGAATCTGTATACTTAGACGCAGATAGTGGAGACGAATTATCTGTATCTGGTTTTAGAGAGTTTCCTTTTGTAGTACCAAGATACTTAAAAGCATCACACGAAATTTATGGTAGATCTCCTGCAATGACAGCTTTGCCAGACGTTAAGATGCTAAATGAAATGTCAAAAACTATAATCAAGTCTGCGCAGAAACAAGTTGATCCACCTTTACTTGTTCCAGATGATGGTTTTATGTTACCTGTAAGAACAGTACCAGGTGGTTTAAATTTTTACAGAGCAGGAACTAGAGATAGAATTGAACCTCTAAACATTGGTGCAAACAATACACTAGGTTTAAATATGGAAGAGCAAAGAAGAAACTCAATTAGAAATGCTTTCTATGTTAATCAACTTATGATGCAAGATGGTCCACAAATGACGGCAACAGAAGTTATTCAACGTAACGAAGAGAAGATGAGATTACTTGGTCCAGTTCTTGGTAGACTTCAATCTGAATTATTAAAACCATTAATCGATAGAGCGTTTGCAATATTGATGAGAAGAAATTTATTTGCACAAGCACCAGACTTTTTATCTGGTCAAGAAATAGAAATTGAATATGTATCACCACTTGCTAAAGCACAAAAATCTACAGAGTTATCATCTATCATGAGAGCAGTAGAAATTTTAGGTAGCTTATCAAATGTTGCTCCAGTATTTGATCACATCAATATGGATAAATTAGTTAGACACTTAACTAGCATTGTTGGTGTACCTCAAAAAATTTTAAAGCCACAAGCTGAAATAAATGCTGAAAGACAACAAGCAGCACAACAACAAGAACAAATGCAACAGATGCAACAAGTTCAACAACTAGCAGAAGCAGGAGGAAAAGTAGCACCATTAGCAAAAGCATTGCCAGAAGAAGCGCAAGCAGTAGCTAATGCAGACGCAGAATAATATGGAAACAAATAAACAGTTGGAAAACATAATTAAAAAACTAAAAGACAATTATCAATATATTTTTAATACAGACGAAGGCAAAGAAGTTTTGTCTGACTTAGAAAAAAGATGTCATTATCATTCTACCACCAACATAAAAGGTGATAGTCATGAGAGTGCATACATGGAAGGTCAACGTAGCGTACTTCTATTTATAAAACAAATGCTACAAAAGGAGAATAAAAATGTCAAATGAACAGATAACACAAACTGATGTGCCTGTAGAAGAGACAACACAAACTACTACAGACACTCCTCAAACAATTGAACAACCTTCAACTGTTGCTAAATCTTGGAAAGAAACAATCTCGGAAGAGTTTAGAAATGATCCTAATATTTCTAAGTTTACTGAAATAGATGCGTTAGCTAAAAGTTATATCAACGCAACTAGAATGATTGGTCAAGATAAAGTTGCAGTACCAAATGAAAACTCAACAGACGATCAATGGAATGAAGTGTACGGAAAACTTGGCAGACCAGAATCTGCAGATAAATATCAGTTAGAAGTACAATCAGAAACAGCTCCATTAGATGAAAGTGCAATAAAACAATTTGCAGAGAATGCTCATCAACTTGGTTTAAATAATAAACAAGCGCAAGGTATTCTAGAGTTCTATAAAAATTCTATGGAAGGATCTGTGCAGCAAGCAAGAGTAGATACTGAAACTGCTCAAGCAAATGCTGAACAAGAACTTCGTAAAGAATGGGGTAGATCTTATGACGAGAATATAAAAAAAGCTGGTGCTATTGCTAAAGCAAACATGAGTGAAGATATTCTTAACATGGAATTAAAAGATGGTACTCGTATTGGAGATCATCCTTCTGTGATAAAAGGTTTTGCAAGCATTGCTAATCTAATGTCTGAAGATAAATTAGTAAGTACAGAAAGTGAGAATGTTGATAGAGGTACAGACTATGAAGCCGAAATTAGCAAACTTGTTAATGATAGGGATGGTCCATATTGGAATAAAGCACATCCAGATCACGACAAAGTAGTTCAACAAGTATTTACTTTAAGAACTATGGTCAATGGATAAAGAAGAATTAAGATTAGAAATACTTCGTATTGTTGTAGAGAGTGGATCAGAAAATCAAAAATCTAATCCCTTGCCAATCTGCGAAGAATATTATAAATGGGTTTGTAAGGCGAGTGAAAATTCGCCTAACAAAAGTAAGACAATTCGTAAGAACCTTACCGACAAGAAGGAATAGACTCTAGTCTAACAGACTTTAAATGCAAGAGAAGCCAGAATTTCTGATAACGTCTCTGTTTTGTTTTAACATTAACTTAACAATTAAGGAGACATAATATGTCAACTGAAATAACAAAAGCATTTGTAGAACAATACAGTTCAAACATACAA